AAAAAGGTACGCTTTACCGATGAGAAGAAAGATGCCTTTTTAAAGACAATGGTAGAGTGTCACGGATTTCCTTCGATTGCAGCGAATAAGATGGGGTTTTACTATGGTAGTGTCCAATATGCGATGAAGAACGACCCCCAGTTTGCACAAGCTGTGGATGTTCTGCGTAAGTCCTTTAATCAAGAGCGTTTAGACGGATTAGAGAAACTATCGTATGAACAGGCATCAGAAGCAAAGAATACAACAGAGCGTATCTTTCAGTTAAAATCATTAGATCCGCATAAGTACAGGGATAGGATGCACAATACCAATACGCAAGTGAATGTAATGGTAGCAGGTATCACCCCCAAAGATAGGTCAAAAATGATCAAGGATATGAAATGAAGTATTATCCGTATGGAGTAAATGATAAAGGGGACATACAATATTTGTCTCCCAGAGACTTCTTACTGGACATATTACGAGACTTATACGGATTAGATAATGTAGAATCGAGAGAGATTACGGATGTGGCGATCAAGATTTTTAATTTAGAATCGGACGGTAGTTTACCAATAGACTGGAAAGAGTTATATAAGAACATAGCATGAATGACGATATTTTAGTAACCTATAAGTTCCCAGATGGAACACCTACCGATCCCCTTCCACATCAACAGGAATATCATTTATATACTGGGTGGTCCAAACACCACTTACTAGCAGGGAGCTTAGGTACGGGAAAGACTGAGGCTATGTGCATGGAAGCAATCCAACAAAGTGCAGCTTACGAGAATAACTTAGGACTAATGGGGCGTAAGGTACTCGATGCGTTCAAGAAATCAACACTAATTCAACTACTGGACTTAGCAGGTGGTTTTGTTTCCAAGCACAAGTCTCAAGATAGAATGATCATTTTTAAGAATGGCTCTAGGATAGTATATATGGCCTTAGATGACTCTAGGGACTCGATACAGAGAATTAAATCAATGAATCTAGGTTGGTTTGCCTTTGATCAGTTAGAAGAAGTGACGGAAAGCACTTTTATTGCTGCGGCAGGTCAATTAAGGAAAAAAAGTGTCATGCGTTGCAGTTTTCATACTTGTAACCCTGCAGGACATGATTGGGTATGGAAGAAGTTTAAACAGCATAAGGAAAAGCAGAATAAGACAAAAGGAGACTACAGGTTGATCGAGACTCGTACTTGGACACCAGATGTGCCTCCTCCTGAGACCGATGCTGAAGTGAAAGTTTATAGCGATAACCCACACCTCCCTGCAGACTACATAAAACATCTACTCTCCATGCCTCCAATGTGGGTTAATCGCTATGTGT